GTTCAATCAACCCTCGCCTGTTCTTTTTGAGCTCCTCGGCTGGCTTGACAATGCGGCAAAAGGGGTTGTCACCACTTCAGAAGAGAAAATTGCTGACATCACGTCAAACGCACCCGTGGGCACAACTCAGGCGTTGATTGAACAAGGGGCTGCAGTATACTCCTCAATTCATGCACGCCTTCATGACTCGCAGAAGCGCGTGTTCAAGATCATTGCGCGCCTGAACAAGTGGTACTTGGACGATCAGGTGAAGTCAGAAGTCGTGGCCGACCTGAATATTAGCGCCGAAGACTTCAAGTCCAATGTGGACATCATCCCCGTTTCAGACCCACACATCTTCGCCGAGACCCAACGCTACGCACAAATTCAGACGTTGGCTGCGCGTGCTCAGCTGAACCCCGATTTGTACAATCGCCTTGAAGTTGAAAAGCGTATTCTGAAGCAGATCAAGTTACCGGACATTAATCAGATACTTCCTGACCCACAAGAAGTTCAAGACATGAACTTTGCGCTTGAAAATGTGGCCATGACGCTGGGTAAGCCCGTGGGCGCGTACCCTCAGCAGAACCACTTGGCGCATATTTTGGGCCACCTGAATTACGCTGCCGACCCCGTTTACGGGTCTAACCCGATCATATCGCCCACGTTTATTCCGGGTTGCCTTGAGCACATCAAACAACATTTGACGCTTTGGTACTTGCAACAAGCGGACAAATACACGAGTGAAGCGCTAGGTAAGCCGTTTGAGGTGATGAAGATTAAACCGATACACGACGGCGCACAAAAACTTCTTGCCGCAGCCATGCAACACGTCCACAAAGACACTCAAGAAACCGTTGCCCCTGAGGTGTTGCCCGCCATTAATGCGATGTTGGCGATACTTAAACAAGCGCAAGGCCAACCCCCGCTTGACCCCGCCAGTCAGGCGTTGTTACAAGCGTCAATGGCAGAGACCGAACGGAAAGCAGCCTACGACAAAGCCGACTTGGGCATCAAAGCGCAGAAGGCTCAGGATGACGCCCACGGTAAACAAGCAGCATTGGTGGCGCAACAACAAATTGAGAGCGCCAAAATCACGCATGACGTGAATACGATGACTATTGAAAAACAATTTGAAGCGCAACAAGCCCAAGCCGAACACGCGCGTCAAGTTCAACAGAGCAACTTGCAACATCTTCAAGCGATGCAGCAACAAGCAGCCAGTGCTCAGCAAAACGCCATAGCGCAGCAGCAAAGCACCCCACAACCCCAAGGAGAACAGAATGTCTGAAGCTATTAACATGCACAAACGCATCGCCATGGGCGGTGAGTCTGAAGCAAACCACTTGAAAAAGGGTGGTAAAGTCAAGCGCTACGCCAAAGGCGGGAGCGTGAAGAACGACTCGATTGACGGAAGTGACTCAGGACAACCTGCGGAAATGACCCATCAACGTAACGTCAACAAGATTAGCGCCTACCCTGAAAAAGTGGTCGCTAAGTTGCCCGCCAAAGGGGTGACACCAAAGATTACCAAAGCGATGCCCCATTCAATTGCCACTATGAAAAAAGGTGGTAAGGCCAAAGGCGGTTTAAGCGTTATGGTAGCCGTGGCCAAGCCAACGCGGAAAGCGGTGGGAAGAGGGCGTTAATGCAAATTAAAACCCTCATCGGTATGATTAAAGCTGAGCAGCAAGGCGTTGCGCAAGCAATGCTCAATGGGAATTGTATCAATTTCGAAAGCTATCAGCGATTGGTAGGCCAAAACATCGGGCTTGAAAAAGCTCTTAACATAATTGACGACTTACTAGAAAAGGATGACCAAGATGTCGAATGATATCGAACAAACGCTTGAAGAAGCGTTCCCCGTAGTTGACCCCCTTATGGCTCCGTATGGTGCCCGTGTGTTGGTTCAGTTACGCGCCGTCAAGGACAAGGTAACGTCTTCAGGAATTTACATTCCCGAGGAAACCAAAGAGACCGAGAAGTGGAACACCATGATCGGCAAAGTGATCGCCATCGGACCGCTCGCCTTTAAAAAGCGTGAGTCCATGGAGCCATGGCCAGAAGGCGCGTGGGCACAAGTGGGTGAGTTTGTGCGCGTTCCTAAGTGGGGCGGTGATCGCTGGGAGATAGATTTCACCGATGAAAAAGGCGCTAGCGGTAAGTGTTTGTTCACTTTCTTCAACGATCATGAGTTGATTGGTAAAGTGACCGGAGACCCCCGCGACATTAAAGCGTTCGTCTAAGTTTTGAAAGGAAAACTGCAATGACACCAACTGAAAAGATGGAAATGCAAGTGGAGAGTTTGGAAAACGGTGGGGCTTCAGTAGTCCTACCCGACAACGAACCTTCCCCGCAAGTTGAAGACCCACCAGAAAAAGAGGTCAGTCAGCAACACGATGATGACGACCATGACGATGATCATCAAGATCAGCGTAATAATGGTAAAACGGAAGAAGAAATTGAAGCTATAAGGGCTGCGCGACGCGAAGAGCGCAAACTTAAGAAGCAAATTCACCGCGAAAAGGCCAAAGAGTCTAATTATTTGATTAATGCGCTGAAGAGACAGAACTCTGAACTGGCCGAACGGCTTGCGCGCGTTGAACAAAAGACTTCAGGTGCGGAACTTGCCCGTGTTGACAAGGCCATTGAAGACGCGGGCGTACAAGTTGAGTACGCTAAGATGAAAATGACCGAGGCTATCCGTTCGAATGACGGGGCAGCCATGGCCGAAGCGCAAGAGATGTGGTACGATTCAAAAAGAAAGCTCGAATCGCTCTCAAGCCTAAAGCAACAAGCGGTCAAACAAAGCGCTCAACCGCCCAAACAGAACATTCAGGTTCCTGACCCTATGGTTCAGAAGTATGCAGCGGATTGGATGGAGCGCAACCCGTGGTATGACCCCCACGGACGCAACGAAGAATCCGAAATCGCCCAAGTCATCGACAAAAAACTCACCGCCGAGGGATTTGACCCTACGAGCGAAGATTATTGGGATGAACTTGATGACCGTTTGCAGAAATATTTGCCCAACCAGAAGAATTCAGGTTATAATGCGCCATCAGCTGTTAGAAATCAAAGACCTAAATCTGTTATGACAAGTTCTGGAAGGGATACTCAAGCGTCAACAAAGGCTAACCAATTTGTGGTGAGCCCTGATCGCGTTGCTGCGATGAAAGAAGCGGGTATCTGGGAAAATGAAGAACTAAGAATGAAGATGATCAAGAAGTACGCCGAGTACGATCGTCAAGCCAAACAGAATAGGAACTAAAAATGGACAACAGACTTAAAAGAAACAATAGTGCAGGGCGTGAAAGTCGCGCAATTGACGATGAAAGCCGTTCTGCACCAGAGACCAAAATGGTATCATCAGAGGAACGTCGCAGAATGTTCCGCTCGGAGTGGCAACAAGAAGCCCTTCCGACCCCGCCAGCTATTCCTGGCTTTCACTTGTGCTGGTTGTCAACGACAAACCAATACGATCCGATTCACAAACGCATGCGCATGGGCTACACCCCAGTGAAAGCCGAAGAAATACAAGGCTTTGAAAACTATAGGGTCAAGAGCGGTGAGCAACAAGGTTTACTCTCAGTTAATGAGATGGTACTTTACAAACTACCTGAAGACCTCTATCAGGAGATGATGGCAGAAATGCACCATTACGCTCCAATGGACGAACAGGAAAAGATTAAAGTCCAACAAGACCAAATTCTCAATGCAAAGGATAGTGACGGAAAGCGTCTTGGCCAAATTGAAGGTGACGGCATGAACTTTGATCTAACACGAGCAGCACCCATATTCCAATAATGGTGCTCTTCATAAGGAGTTAACAATGTCTAGTACATCCGCTCCGTTCGGTCTGCGCCCTGCTTTCTTTCCAACTGGACTTGAGAGAGCACAGGTGCTCGCTGGCGGTATCCCATCGGGTTACTCTTCAAACATTTTGAAGGGTCAACCTGTTAAGTATGTGGCTGGTACGGGTCAAATTCAACCTGTGACAGGAACTGAGGCTTTCTCAGGATCTTTCCAAGGTGTTGAGTTCACTGACACTACTGGTCGTCGTCGCGTTTCCAACTATTGGCCAGCCAGTACAACTACCTTCTCAGGTACGACTACTAACGCTTATTTCTACAATGATCAACAGATCATTTATGAAATCCAAGCCGATGGTTCTATCGCGCAAACTCAGATAGGCGGGGAATTCAACTTCTCTAACCTAACTGCTGGCTCCACCGTTACTGGTCTTTCTCAATGTACCCTAGGCGCTTCAACACAAGTGACCGCAGGTTCAGGACAAGGTCAATTGCGTGTGGTCGATTTGGCACAGAATGTGGACAACGCATGGGGTGACGCTTACACGGTAGTACGTGTGCAAGTGGTCAACACCCAGTTCGTAGCTCCTTCAGTCTCAATCTAATCTAAGAAAGGAGAATAAGCTATGGCAGCCCCAATGCGAAGTACGGACTTTAGAAGTATTGTTGAACCAATCCTCAATGAGTCCTTTGACGGTGTTTATGATCAACGTGCCGATGAGTGGTCCACGGTTTTCCGTGAACAAGCTGGCATTCCACGTAATTACCACGAAGAGCCAGTGTTATACGGCTTCGGTGCAGCGCCTCAGTTACCTGATGGCTCACCCGTAACGTATCAACAAGGCGGTGTGTTGTTCCTCCAACGCTATGTTTACCAAGTGTTCGGTTTGGCCTTTGCTTTGACTAAAGTTTTAGTTGAAGACGGAGACCACATCCGGATTGGTCAAGTGTATGCTCGTCACCTTGCTCAATCTTTGGTTGAGACAAAAGAATTGTTGTGCGCTAACGTGTTAAACCGCGCGTTCAACTCTTCTTACACAGGTGGTGACGGTGTGTCTTTGATTAACACAGCGCACCCTATTGCTCAGGGCACTTTTAGCAATCAGCTTTCAACCGCTGCTGCTTTGAGTCAGACTTCACTAGAGCAAATGTTGATTCAGGTTCGCCAAGCTGTTGACAACAACGGCAAGCGCATCCGTTTACAACCTTTGAAACTCGTGGTCGCTCCGGGCA